CGTTCGACAGCTCGACCGTGCCGGTCTGCACGATCTGGCGGCCCACGACCGTCATGCCGTCCACCGACAACACGCACGCGTCGCGGTAGTAGTCGTCGACGGCCAGGCCGTAGGACACGAACCCGTTCGCCAACGCGGCACCCGACGGGAAGTCACCGCCGCCTGGCCGCCACGCCGAGGCCGGCAACCCGATCCAGTGCGTCGCCGCGGGCCCGCCCGGGGTGCGTTGCGTGAACAAGGTGCGGGACTCGACCAGCGGTGCCGACGACGACGAGATCCGCTGCAACGTCACCGAACACGCGAGGACGCGATAAGCAAGCGATCCCGACGGCACGTCCACCCGGGCGTCTGTCACCCGCCAAAACCCGGTCACCCCCGGGTCGGGATCCGCGATGACCGGCACGACCGGCTCGTCCGCGTTGTTCGCCAACGCCACAACCTGGTCACGCAGCACCGTCAACTCGTCGACCGTCGACGCCCACAGATGGAACGACAGGTCCAGTTGGTCGGTCCCCGACCACGACCCCGACTCCGGGGCGTCAAGATCGACGTCGAGGCCAAGCCGCCCGATCTGCAACGTCACGCGTACGCCGCCTGACCCTCAGCCAACGCCCGTACCAGCACACGCCGGTCCAACATCACGTTCACCACCGTCTGCTGCCGCTGCGAGGCCACAGACGCCGGCGTCGATGCCCGGCCCAACTGGTTGTTCGGGACGATCGACCCGGCCGTGTCCGACACGAACAACTCGGGGCCCTGCTCGCCGACCATGTAGACGCGGCCTGCGTCGACCGGGCCACCCTTGGCTTTCTGGCCGCCGAACAAGCTGCCAAGCGACGCGAACACGCCCGATACCGCGGCGTGGATCGCTATGGTCTTCGCGTCCGGAATCCCGTTCACCGCGTCCTTGACGCTCCCGGCGTGCGACACCGCCGAGTCCCATCCGGGCGTCGAGATGTTGGTGGACTTCCCGCCTGGCACCTTGCCGATCTGGCTGACCAGCCCGAAGATCTGCATGGTGGCGATGTCCGCCGACTTCGCGGACCCACCATTCGCGATGATCTGCTCCCTGGTCCGCCCGATCGAACCGATCAGCGACCCGGTCAGCGCCGATTGCGCAGCGGCCTGACTGTGCGTCGAGTTGAGGGTGTCCTTGTAGACCGCCTGGAGTTGCCCGCGGATCAGGTCGATCTGTTGGCGGTAGGTGTCGCGGAGCTTCGCCGCGGCGGCCTGCTCATCGAGAGTGGCGCCCTCGGTGTGCTGCAGCGCCTGGTCGAGCGAGACGTGCTTCTCGCCGGCGGCCTTCACCGCGTCGGCGAGTTGCGCCCACCCCTCGATCGCCTTGTCCTTCGCGTCGTCGACCCCAAACATGGTGTCGAGCGCGTTCTTCATCGACGTGTTGAGCCCGTCAACCGCTGCGGACGTGATGTCCGACGACCGGCCCACCTCGAGGATGCCCAACGCGAGGTTCCTGGCTGCCCCTTCGCCTAGCCCGGACTGGATCGCCCAGTCGTAAGCAGCCTTCGCGTTCTCCTGAATGGACTGTTGCACCACGTCGAGGGACTGGCCGTGCTGCAGTTGCACAACAGCGTCTTGTTTCGCTGCGTCGACGATCCCGATGGTGGCCTGCGTGAACTTGTCGGCCTCGTCGCTGCCGCCCGCCAGGGCGCTTCGCAGGTCGCCGAGACCCTTCGCCCGGAACGTGTTCGCCGCAGTGTCCGCCGATGACATCGCGTCGGCGAACTTCCCGCCGCCCGCCGCTGCCGTGTCCAACGCAGCGCCGAGCTCGGATGCGGCGTCGGCATCGAGTTTGCGGTCCTTCGCGTTGACGCGGCCCGTCTTGGCGACCTCGTTGAGCTTCTTTTGTTTCGCCGCCGCCTTGTCGTAGCCACCCGACAGGGTGTCGAGTTCGATCTGCATGAGGCGGTAGGTGCCGATGTCGATGTTGCCGCTGGCGGCGGCCTCCTTGAGCCGCTCCTTGAACGCCTTCAAGGCGGGGCCGCCCTTGGTGACCGCGGAGGACAGGTCGTCGGTCGTGAGGCCGGCCTGTGCCATCACCTTCTGCAACGCATCCGCCTGGGCGAGCGACCCAGGAATCGACGCCGCGAACACGTCAGACAACGACCGGCCCGTCGACGTCACCGCATCCTCGAGCTTCTTCGCTTCGACGGTCGCCGCTGACTCCTTTTGGCCGAACAGCGCAACCGTAATCGCGGCCGCGCCGGCGGCCAGGCCGAGGAACCCGAGCCCGACCCCCAACGTCGACAGGCCGCCGGCGGCGTCGACCACTCGACGAATGACTTGGATCGCCCCGACCCCGAGACTGTCAATGACCCTGAACGCGGCCTTTGCTCCGTCACCGAACTTGGCCCACGCCAACACCGCGGCGAGGATCGCGAGACTCGACGACTGCAGCCACGACGGCAACGCACTGAACAGGTTCAAGGCGGCGGCGCCAACCTTGGAGATGATGTCGATCAGCGGCAGCAGTGCGGTGCCGACCGCCTCGGCGAAGTTGCCGAACGCCACCTTGAGCTTGTCGGCCGCGGTGGCCTGCGCCGCCGCGGACCCACCGAACTCCGAGTTGAACTCCTTCAAGATGACCCGTTGGGCGTCGAGCGTCCGGCCCGACTGCACCAACGTCTTGATCTGCTCGCGTTGCTGCGCGGTGAACGTGACACCGACCCGTTGCAGGGCGGTCAGGCCGCGCACCGGGTCGTTGAGGGCCTTACCAACAAGGATCGACGCCGACTGCAGGTCCGTTCCGAGCGCCACCGACATATCCAGGGCGGCGCGGGTGGCCTGGTCGAACACGTCGTTGCCCTTGCCGGCCTCGTTGCGGATGTTCTTGAACGTGAGCAGCACGTTCTCGCCTGAGGCGACCAGCTCGTCATCGACGCCGGCCACGTTCGACAAGGATGTGGCGAGGTTCAGGACATGCCCGGCGGACACGTTCGCCACGCCACCGGTCGACTTGATCACGGCGTTGACCTGGGCGCCGACCTTCTTGGCTTCCTGGGCCTCGTCGAACGCTGCCCGCAGGAAACTGCCGAGCGCCGCCGCACCCGCAAGTTTGAGGGCACCGGAGGCCAACGCAGACAGGTGCGACTTGGCTTGCTTGGCGCCCTGCTCGGTGCCTTTGTCGATCCCGTCGCCGATGGCCTTGCCGGCCTGCTTGCCGGTCTTCGCTGCTTCGGAGACGAGCTTGGCGGTGTCCGCCTCGATGGTGGCCTTGACGCGGCCGGCTTCGGTTGCCATCTAACCGACCTCCTTCATCGGGGAGAACACGGCACGCATCTCAGCGACGGTCATCGGGGACCGCTCCGGTTCGGGCCCGCGTTGCGGTCTTGCGGCGACGAACTGCTCGGGTGGGTTGCGGACGCCGTGCGCCTGCAGGAACCCGCGCAGGTGGGCGTGGCCGATCTCGGCCGTGGCGGCCTGCAGTTCAAGGGCCGGCGTCCACCACATGCCGATGGTGTGAGCGAACGCCGACGCGGGGGGCAGATGCCGGATCAGGACGATCAGGCGCCTGCATCCGGTCGGTCGCTCACCGAAGACGGCCTCCCCCAGGTTCAGCCCGTAGAACTGCTGGAAGTCCGCTTCGAGCGGTTCCCAGTGTTCTTCGACGGTTTGGAGGAGGCCTGCAATTCCCCCAGGCCGGTGCCGTAGCTCTGCACAACCTCGAGGAGCTCGTCGGCGGTCATCAGTTCCTTGGCTTCCTCGGCTCGGTCACCGAACAGCACGGCCGCGAGCGCGTCGATGATCGACACGTCGTCGTTGGTGCTGGCGGAGGCCACGAGCACCTTGCCTTGAACAGCGGTGATGACGGCGGGCAGGTCGAACTCGACGCCCGACACACGCACCTTCCGGGCAACCATCCCGGCTTGGGCGCGGCGGGCGTCGAGGTCGATGACCTGCGCGGTCACGGAACGACGACGTTGGCGTCGTCAGTGATGAAGTCCCATGTCGCACCCGAAGCGGGGGCGAGGGCCTTGACCGTCAACTCGAAGACGGTGGCCTGATCGCGCCGAGCGGAGAACGCCCCGATGTCCGACACGGTGGCGCGCTGGATGCGGTACCGGTCGGTGACGCTGCCGTCCTGTGTTTCGAGGACGAACGCCCGCTCGAACACGTCGGCGCCGGTCGGTGGCGTATAGGTCGTGACGCCGGTGGTGGTGGACAGGGTGCCTCCGCCGAGCGCGACCGGGATCGTGTCCTTGTTGCGTTGCATCAACTTGAAGTGCGCGGTGAGGACACGCGACGTGATGACGGTGCGGACGGGATCGAGGGTCTGCCACGCGAAGAAGTCGGCGGAGTCCGTCGAGATCTGCAGTTCGAGGCCGTCGGTGTCGCAGTAGCCGAGCTCGAGCCACGCTGCTGCGAGTGGGGTGGTGAGGTCGGTCGGCATGACGGTGCCGACCGGGGCGACGTAGAGGTGTCCGCCGCCGAACAGGCGGACTTCGGTGCCGTCAAGTGCCATAGCTGTGCTCCTTCATGGTGCGCGAAAGAGCCGCCCTTGAGAGGCGGCTCGGTTGGGTTTGCTTGTGTTGGGTGTTGCAGGGATCAGGTCAGGCTTCGTCGCCTGTTGCGGTGCTGGCGTTGCGGTGCTGGCGTTTCGGGGCCGGGTCGCGGTCTTCGGTGCGCAGCCATTCGTCGGACCCCTCGTAGGGGTCGTCGTCGGGTGGTGCGGTGACGACCGCGGCGGTGTCACGGTGGCGGTAGGTGGGCATGGTCAGCTCCCTCGATAGGTGACGTCGGCGTCCACGACATAGCGGGGCGCCGGCGGGTCGTACATTTCGTCCGGCAACCATTGGGGCAGCTGCGTGAATGCCACGGCGGAGACATACAGCGCCGGGTTGGCTTGCAGGTCCGGCCAGGCCGACAGGGCGCCGCAGAGCGTGTCGGCCAGGAGGCGGGCTTGCGCCTTGGTGGTGCCCCACGCGTCGAACTGCATCGCGGCGGTGGCCGCGAACAGCGGCCTCGACGTCGTGACCGGCAGACCGCCGAGGCGGTGCACCTGGACTTGTGGGGCGGCGCCAAGCCACTCGGTCGACACCTTCGACGTGATCGCCACAACGTCGGCCTGGTGGGCCAGGTAGTTGACGGCGGCCTTCTCGACGTCGGGCAGCACGAGCAGTGTCATCGGCCCTGCTCCTCGAACTTGACGCCTGGTGTTGCCCGGATGGCGTTGCGGAGCGCGGCGGATGGGGCGAGGCCTGTCCCGCCATATTCGTCGATCGCCGCCCACGGCTCCATGCGGGCCACCTCGGCCCCGTCGCCCTTCGCGTACCCGCGGGTCTCAGGGCCGCCATAGCGACGGATCTTCACCCGGTTCGTGCGAGCAGCGATGTCCTTCGCGATGCCAACAAGCGCCGCGCGGGTGGCCGGGTCGCGGCGGAACTCGGCCTCAAAGTTCGGGTTCGGGACCCACTCGACTTTGGTCACCGCTCCACCAACCTCAGGTTCGCTTCCACGTGGTCGACGACGCCCTGCCAGGGATGCCACACCGCTTCGGGTGGGCCCGTCACCGCGTAGGTGGCGCCGTCGATCTCGACACGATGCAACGCGGTCAGCGCAACGTCTGATGCCCAGAACGACACCCAGTCACCGATCTCGGTGGTCCGGTCGACGATCTGCTCGGTGCTGGTGATCTGCTGCACCTCACATGGCGCTTCGCCCACCGACACCCACGACCTGGTCGGCGTCCCGTAGTCGTCGTCGACGCCGTCGACCTCGGCGAGGATCGTGGCGGTGCGGGTCAGAGGGAGATCGGCCATCGCTGCGGCTTCCCCTTCACTGTCCACGCCCGACGCCCGTATGCGTGCAGCACGGCGCGCTGGTAGCCGGCGAGTTGGAGGCCGGCACCGATCGAGGCGCCGTCACCGGCGAACGTCACGGAACGTTGCCCGATCGACTCCGACCGGACCCCGGCCGGGTTGGTGAGCTGGCCGTTCACGACGCCGCACACAACCGCCACGATGTCGTCCGGGACCGCGGTGTAGCCGTGGTCGTACACGACCGTGACGGCCGCGTCGGGGCCGCCCCACGTGGAACACGCCCGGTACAGGGTGCCGTAGCTGTTCCACGCGTAGTCGGCGGGGTCGACGGGTTGGCTGTCGATGGTCACCGATGCGACGGCGGTCACCGGGAACTCGGGAAGCAGCAGGTCGGCCTCCCAGGTTCCCGGCAACGTCACCGTGTCGGCGGTGACCGCGCTGAGGGTTTGGCCGCACTCGCCGCGCACCAGCCCTGACGCCAGCTCCAACAGGCGTTGAACGCGGGTCAGTTCGGTGTCGGCGAACTCGCGGCCCACGACCGCTACGAGATCGTCGACGGTTGCGAGTGCGGCCATAGCTCAGTCCTTGCCCTTCGAGGACTTCTTCGCGGTCTTGACGACCTCGAAGTCGCCGGCTTCGACGCGCCGATCGAAGGTCTCCTGGTCCATGCCAGGGCCGGGCACCTCCAAGGTGACCTCGGCCCCACCCGGGCCCTTGACCGTGTAGGCGGCCATCAGGAGACGGTCACGTCGGCGGTCGCGAGGCCTTCGGGCCGGACGACCTTGACGCCGTAGACGTGCAGGCCCTTCAACAGGTCCGCGAACCGCTTCTCCATGCGGGCCGCTTCGACGTTGAGGATCTGCTCCGCGTAGCTGGTGGCACCGGTGTACCCGGCGATCACCATCTTGCCGGTCGAGGCACCCGCCGGGGCGTTGTTCGACTCGTACACGTCGAACCCGACAGCGCGGCCGATCCGGCCGTTGAGCAGCGGTTCGGTCGAACCCGACGCGGACGCGTCGATGAACCGGCTGTCTTGGAGCAGGTAGCCGTACACATCGGGGGTGACGACCACCCACCGGCCCATGTTCGGGACGTTGCTCGCGGCGAGTTTGCCTCGCAGGCTGACAAGCAGCTTGTAGGCGGTGTCCGCCGACGACACGGCGGTGGCGCCGAGCGCGTTGCCTGCGAGCACGTCGGTCTTCATCGCTGTGGCGATCACCGAGTCGGCCGTGTCCCGCAGCTTGTACGCGGCTTGGACCGCGGCCTGGTTGGCGATGGCACCACCGTTCTGCGACTGTGCCCGGTCCAGGTCGTCGACCTCGAACGCGAAATACTTGTTCTGGTCGATGGTCAGGGAGCGGGTCGCGTCGGTGAGGGCCTGGATCGTGATGTCGGTGTCCTTGGTGTAGGTGCCGACGGTCGGGTCCGACAGGGACGTGATCTTCACGGAGGTTCCGGCGTTGCGGATCTCGCCCTCGTAGTCCCGGTTCACGACACCCGCGGCGCCGTAGACGAGGTTCTTCTTGAGGGTGTCGAGCAGCGTCGCCGCCCAGATGGTGGGCTGGAAGTTGCTGATGGTCATGGGTGGTTCTCCTTAGCGCTTGATGCCGAGCAGGTCATCGAATCGGCCGGCGTTCTTGGCCTCGACGATCTGGTCGGGCGACATGTGATCGAGGTCGGCTTGGGTCAACTGTGATGGCCCTGTCTGTCCTCGTGGTCCTTGGCCGGTGTCGCCGGCCGGTTTCGGCATCGCGCCGTTCGTTGCAGCGAGGTACGGCTCCGTTTCGAGGAGCCGGTCGATGGCGTCCGCAATCGCTGCGGAGTCGATATCCCCCTCGCTGGTGGTGGGGATCTCGTCCAAGCCGAGCAGCTCGAGGGCTGTATTCGGCTTCGTCAACAGGTTCGGGTTCGCGACCTTGCCTGACGCCGCGGCCTTGACCTCGGCGGCAAACAGTTTGGCCATCACCCCGTCGGTGGCTTCTTTGCGGCCTTGGGCTCTGGCCTCGTCGAGTTTGCGTTCCTCGTCGCTCATCGTTTGACGGTGGGCTTCTTCGAGGTCGGCTTCGGCTTTGCGGAGACGCCGCTCGGCGTCGCGCCGAGCTTTGCGTTCCTCGTCGAGGGCCTTCTTGCCGGATTCGCCGAGCTGCTCGGTGTCGGTGTCTTCGGCCGGTTCCGGTGGCGTAGGCGGCGGCGGGGTTTCTGGTGCGTCGGGCGCGGGCGTGTCGGTGGGTGTTTCGTCGGGCATCGCGCCCTCCAATGGTCGGGACCGGAGCCGTCGCGGCTGCGGTCAGTTGATCGACGAGGGTCCGTCGAAGTGGTCGCCGGCCGCGGCCAACACCGGGCCGAGCTCGCCGTGGTCATGCACAACCGGTTGGGCGATGCTGACGGTGCCGTCCTCGGCGACCGTGACTCTGCGGTTCTCCCAGTAGGGTCCCGATTTGCCTTTCCCGGCCTGGCGGAGATCGCGGAGTAACGGCTTGTTGATTACCTGGCCGGGGTCCTCGTCGCCGATGATCGGGGCTACGCCGCAGTCACACCGGTTGTGGATCGGCATCAGGTCACCGGAGTGGTAGCGCTGCGTCGACGCGGTGGCGCACAGCGCGCAGCTCGCACCGGTGAGGGTGCGTCGGTAGCCGACGACCCGCTGATCGGTTGTGGTGATCTGGTCCATGCCGTCGCGTTGCGCCATTGCCACGTCGACCTCGGCGGTTGACTGTGCCCGCTCAGAAGCGATGCGCATCGCTTCTGACCACTTGTCGCCGCGTGTGAGCGCTGCCCGAGCCGAGATGCCGGGGCGTTCGTACACGGTCGCCCATGGGACACCGCCGCGGTAGCCGTCGATGATCGCGTCGGCGTCCACCTCGACGCCCCCGCCGAGCAGCAAACCCACGAACCCTTGGAGTAGCCGGGCGGTTTCGCGTTGCGCCCCTTGCACCACCGGGACCGCTCGGGTCACGAACTGTTCGATGGCTTGGTCGTCGACGTTCCCGATATCGCCCCACAGCGCAGCGACGACCGCCCCGGTCTTGGTGCGCAGCGTGTTGTAGCGGCGCTGGTAGGCGAGGGTCAGGTCGATGATGCGAGGCGACGCCACAGATCACACCGGAGCCGGCGGCGCTGGTTGTGCGAGGAGTTGGCCGATCAGGTCGGCGCCGGCGCCCATCGACTTCCACCGGGCCACGTCCTGGGGTGTGACACCGGGCAGCATCGCCCACAACGCCTCGGTCGGGACACCAAGCGTCTGCATCTTGAGCACAGCGTCCACGGTCGCAGCCCATGTGCGTTGCTCGGGGTCCGACCAAATCACCTGCGATTGCATATCGGCCGAGCGGGGATCGTCCATGAACGCCAGAGCGACCCGGACCACTTCTTCCCACGACTCACCGAAGTTGCCCATGTGGCGCCGCACCTTCGCCACCAGCCCGGCCTCCGCCGCCATGAGCGCGTCGCCTGACACGTTGATCATCTCGCCCAACAGGTAGTACGGCGGGGTGCGGGTGATCGCCGCCATCTGCTGCACATCGGACTCGACCGCCGCAATGAACCGTGTCAAGTCCGCTTCAGTGAACTCCCCGAACTTGACCTGCTCATCGGCGGTCATCCAGATCGTCGAGGCGCCCGGCTTGAACGGGTTCTGAGGCTGCCCCGTCTCGGGGTCGAGCGGCGGTTCCATCCCCGTCGCCCAACGCTGCCGGAACGACTGGAACTCCTGTGTGATCAGCCGGTTGAACAACGTCCGGTTGATGCGCTGCTGGATCGGGATGACCGTCTCGAACTCTGGGTGGCCGCCACCGAACGGCGCGGGCCGCAAACTCGGGTTCGCCCGGAACTCGATGATGGGGACTACCCCGGTCGGGTTCGGGATCGGCCACTCCTCACCGGGCGGCTGGAACACCTCCCACGACAACAACCCCGCCGGGGCGGTGTATGCCATCGACGAATCGGCCCGAACGATGCCCGGCGGGGCCGGCGGGGCCAGCGGCAACCGGAACTTGTACACCCCGCCCGGCAGGTGCAGAGACGCCATGAGGGACCCGTCGTCGTCTCTCCATTCCTTCAACGCCGCGACCCGCCGACGCCGCGACCCGGCCGCGTACGCCACGATGCACTGCGACGGGTGTTCGGGCGAGATGACCGGTGTGTCGCCGGGCCCGAACCACACCGACACGAACGCCTGCCCGGTCTGCAAAGCCGTGTCGGTCACAAGGTGCTGATCGGCGTCGAGCTGGTTCTCCTGCCACAGACGCCACCCATCCGGGTCCCCGCCGGTCTCGGCGCCGAACCGGAAACCGACGACCTCGAGCCGTTCAGCCGGCGCGTCAGCGACCAGCGAGCTCCAGTTCGTGACCGAATGGCGAAGCAGCTCCTGGTAGGCCCGCTCAGCCTCCTTGATCGTGAACGAGTTCGCCACGACCGGCAACGGATGATCCCCGGTGTAGAAGCACTCGAAGCGAGCGACCCTGGACTGCCGGTGGCCGAGCTCGGCGTGTAGGCGATCCACCCACCACAGAGGCGAACCGGGTTGCGTCATGTCAGCCACCCGCTACCTCCTCGGGTCAGAACGCCCAGGCGCCTGCCTTGCGTCGTTTGCCTTCGCCGGCCGCCACAGCGTCCCCACGTGCCTCATAGGCCAGGACAGCGGCTACGCAGGCGTCGATCTTGCGGGGCGACTTCGGTGATTCCTTCTCGACGGTCCACATGAACCGGCCGTCGTCGTCCCGGACGTTCGTTGAGCGTCGCTGAGCCGCCGTCACATGCCGGGCGAGCGTGTCGCCCCCGTCATGGGTCAGGTCGCCGGCTTCGACGGCCTGGTGGAAGCGGCGCACCGCCCAACACATCGCCTTGGTGCGGGTCGTCCACCACTCCTTGACCATCTCGCCGTGCTCACCGGCCCACGAGTCGAGTTCGTCCTGCCAGTACGGCGGGTCGGCGTACATGCGCACGACCTTCCACCTGTCGAACGCCGCGGCGACCGCGGCGCTGACTTCGTGCGTCGGGACGGACCACACCTCGTCATCCTCGATTGTGGGGCGTTCCCAACACTCCACCAGCCACATGTGACCGTCGGAGATCCTGCACGCCACCAGAGCGGTGGCGTCGTGGAATCGGGCGCCGTCGAATCCCAACGCGACCGGTTCCCGGTCGGCCACCACCTCGCCCGGTGTGGCGCATCCCGCCCAACTGTCGGGGTCGAATGCTGCGTCGTGAGACCGGACGGTCTCGTTGAGGTAGAAGCGGCGGGCGTCGGCCTCGGTGGTGTCCGGGTCGTGCATCTCGTCGATCAGCCGGTCCAGGTCGATCCAGTGCGCACCCTCGTAGACGACGCGGAGGGCCCGCTTGACATCGCGACGGTTCGCCAGCGACCCAACCGCCGGGCCTTTCGGCCGCCACTGCCACACACCCCGGGCGGCCTTCTCGGCCGCCTCGTCCGTTGCCTGAGCAACCGACTCCGTGGACGGGTCATAGGCGTTGGTCGTCTCGACGGTGGTGCCGCCCATCTTCGCGGCGTTCCGCCGGATCGTCCCCGCCAGACGATGCCCGCCGTTCGTCCGAGTCCACAGATGCGTTTCGTCCAGCAACCCGAACGTGACCCGCTGCCCCTCACGGGTCCCCGCGGATGCGGTGACCGCGTCGATCCGTGCCGCCGGTTGGCCACGACGCAAGATCCTCGTCACCCCAACGTCGAGGCCCAGCATGTCGCCCGCCCGGCCATCGTCACTCGTGAGCAGTTCGAGCAGCGCCCCGTAGGTGTTGTCGGCCTGCTCCTCGGACACCGCAGCGATCTGCACCACTGGCTTGTCCCACGGCCGACCAACCGGTTCGCCGTCCGCGTCCCAACCGTCGAACACGACCGGGCCCGAATGCTCAGCGAGCGACCAGCGGGCACCCTCAGGACTCTTCCCGACACCCTTCGGGCCCATCAACTGGCCACGACGACACACCCGCAGCCCGTCGAGGCCGAGCCGGTAGAACTGCACCAGCTTGCGGGCCTGCTCGTCGATCAACGGCTCAGCCGGAAACAGATCGTCCAACCAATCCGCGATGTCCCAACCCAGCGACGGGTACGGCCGGTCCTCAGTTGGGCCGCACCACGGCACCTAGACCGCCTTGAGCGTGCGGCGCTTCACCGGCTCCCCAGCCGGCACCACGACCTCATCCTCGACGATCCGCCACCGCAACTGCGCCATCGCCTTCGCCGACAAGCCCAGCCGGTCCTCCAACTGCACGGCGGCCTGCGACACGCCCCGCACATCGCCACCCTTCGCGACCTCATCCTCGAGCAGAGCCCGCCGGCCGACCACATAGAGATCACCAGGCGACCACGCCGCAGCCTGCGGAGTACGCCACGCCCACAACCACCACCGCCGCCCAGCAGCACCGAGCTCGACAGGACACTCCGGGATCGGACCCTGGAACCCGCCCGCCGGCAGATTCGTCGTCGGGATCGTCGGAGCGTTCGTGCGCTGCCGCTCACCATCAGGCTTCGGCAAAGGACCCATGTTGGCCATCGCGGCCTCCTGCGGGACAGGAGCCGGGCATCGCACCCGACCCGTACATGATTCGAGGCGCAGCCCCCTCCGGCCCCCATGGGCTTGTCAGGGGGTCACCCGCCACCCCTTCGAGGTGTTCGGGCTCGGGTTCGGCCACGTGTGGCTTCGTCGAGTGACTTGGTGTGGTGGCAGGTGGGGCAGATGGCTGCGAGGTTGGTGCGCTGGTCGGTGCCGCCTTCGGCTACCGGTGTGACGTGATCGACTTCGGCTGCTTGGGCGCCGCAGAGGTAGCAGGTGTGGTGGTCGCGGTGGAGGATCGAACGGCGAAGTGTGTTGCGGAGCCTGTGGCTGCCGCCGCCTCCTGCCCATGGTCCGGGGTCGTGGTCGGGGCAGTGGGTTCGGCCGGGGTTGGTGTCGGCGGGGCAGCCTGGCGTGGCGCAGACCTTGGGGCGTGGTGGCCTCGGCATCAGTTGGCGAGGTCGCCGAGTCCGCCGCACTCGGCGAGGGATGACTCAGCAGCATGCTCGTAATCGGTCTGCGCTTGGTGGTCTCGCATTGGAAGGTGACGTTCGGCGTTCCACGCTTCGAGGGTGTGCTTGTTGACGTGGCCGACGACATAGCGGGCCATGCACTTGGCGGTGTCGATGCTGAGGTCGGTGCCCTCGTTGCGTCGCAGCACTTCGGTGTAGAGCGATTGCTGCATGTCATGCACGCTCGCCGCCTGAGTGACCGTGGTGGTGGTTGCTGTTGCGAGTCCGCTGCCGCCAGAGCTGCACCCCACCAGCCCGACGAGGACAACCAGTACCACTGCCGCCCGCTTCATGCGGCTGACCCTACCGTCGGGGCAGACGCAACGCTTCGGCCGGGACGATCCGGTCGGCGAGCCAGGCGAGGAGACGGTGCATCATGGCTGGCCTCCCCGATGACGCGGCCGAGCCGCCATCCAGGCGGACGACGGCTCGAATAACAACAGTGTAGTTCCTCTGGTTGCACAGTCAAGCATCCCCGCAGGTCAGGCCGTCGCGGTGGTCTGGTTGCGCGTCGCGTGCTCGAACGCTGCCCGGTCCGCGCCGGAGCGACGCCACCGGTGGTAGCAGGCGGTGCAGTACCCGGAGCGGAGCCGCTCGTGCTCAGTGCCCGGACACCACGCCCCGCACGCCAGGCACGCACCCGCGCCAGCCCGGTGCTTGTCGCGCGCGGTGCCATCCGCGGTGGCGTGCGCCACGACGTCGGTGACGAGCGACGTGAGGGTGACGGCGCCGGAGAACAAGAGCCGCAGGTAGGCGTTGACGCGGGCGTCGATGTCGTCCCAGTGGCCGGGGCGCGCGGCGGCGGATTCGACGGAGGTCAGCTCCGCGGTGCCTCGGGAGCCACCGTCACCGAGCGTCGATGCCGGCCAGCCGCGCGCGGCGAGGAGCTGGACGGCGCTGGAGCGGAGCTTGCGCCCATCCGGAGTGAGCGACGCGGCGTGGAGGTCGAGGAGCGAGGCGCAGTCGCGGAGCGCCGCTGCGACGGTCTCGGGTTTCGGGGGACGCGCGGTCATGGCTGCTCCTCATCGGTCATCGTGGATCCCTTCGGCCACCTGCCAGCCCACGGCCAACGGGTGTCGCGGTCGAGGTGGGTGGGCCAGTTGTTCGTCGAGCGGTCACCACGCCACCGGGTCAACCTCACCGACCCGGCACGGTCCGGGTCGCGTTCCATGCCGATCCCGAGCTCAGGCCAGCGCAGCCACGCCGACGACCCGATCGGGCGCATCTCCCGCTTGTAACCGTCGCCGTGCGGGGCGTGATGCTCGATCATCAGGGCGAAGCCGTACCGGGTCCGCAACGCGTCCAACACGTGTTGGGTGGCCATGACGGCTTCCTCGTCGGACTCGCGGCCCTGACGGCTGTACGCCTTGTACAGCGGCCCCAGGA